CTATCATTTTGTAGCCCACTCCCGTATTACTTTAGGCATCGCAACAGGATCTCTGTCATCGATTACTTTATAGGTTGCTCCTGACGGATGTATTGATGGTGCAGCAGCAACATACCCTTTCCATTTAATATCAATTCCATCAGTTAATTTACCCTTAAACACATCAGACTTATCAGCTGTGTAGTAAAGGTGTAAACCATCACCAGTCTGAACTGTGTAAGTTGGCTCAAACTCAGGCAGTAATTCGCCTCCGTTGCGGTAATCAATATCAAAGACAACTAAACCTGATTGATAACAGGCTATGCCAATGTTGATTTTCTGATCATAATCAAACCAAAAGTTGATCAGTTGTTGGTCGGTTGTAGCTGATAGATAAGCCCTTTGTGCTAAGTCAAAGTGCGGATCTTTTTTCTTAGGCAGTAAAGGCAATACAGACCAGCCTCTACTTGCATAATCTAAAGCAGCTTGTTGGCTGCCTATTTCTAGTTTCATGTCGCTCCCTACATATCCACAGTATCTCTGTGAATACATAAAGTTTGACCTAATTCAAGGCTTTAAGCGAATTTTTCTTGGGCGTGTTTTATAACGATTAGATAACGCTAATATCCTCAAATTCATCGATATGATCATCAATCGAACGATCCCTATAATCGGTTTCAAGCCCCATAAGTCCTTCGGTTGTATGTAAAACTGCCATCATGATTAACTGGTATCAGCTCTACTTGATGTCCTTTGTTGCCAAAACTAAGCACAGTAAAGCCCATGTTCCAATCGGCTGAATTGTATTTAAGATAAGAGGCTTTACGCATATCCATGAGGTGTCCTGCCTCTATGCCCCAAATCGTTGAATAACGCCCGTTTAAGCCAGTTTGATGCCTAACTGCACCCTGCCTATGCGAGTGCCCACAAACTACGCTAGAATGCCATTTCTTGGCTAAATTAAGCCCTGTTATACCTGCGTGCTTAGACATGTTGCCCTCATCGCCATGAGCCAAGTGCCAGCCCTTTTCAAACTCGTAGGCTCTCTTATGAAATCTAATTCCTAAGCTGCTGAAATCCATGAACTTGTCATAAGCCAATTCTGGTAATCCAATAAGTGATGGCGCACCTTTAAGCAATGTTTGGTAGATGCGATCTGTATGGTTTGATCTGACTATATCTGTGGTGCCTAAATCATAAAGAATTTCTTGCCCTAATTTTCTTTCCTCATCAAGTGTTTCTGCAAACTCTAACTTGGTATTTTTTGCCCAACGCGACTGACTGCCTAGATCCATTTCATCACCAACATTTAATACAAAATCAAACTTCTCACGCTTTGCCATTTTAATTAGGTTAGACACCGCTTTTGGATGGTGTAGTGGAATTTGCAGGTCGGGCGTTACAAGATACCTACGGTTAGCCTTAATCGTCATCCTCATCGTCAGTTGGGTCTATGCTAGGAATAATCCCACCATCGCCTACGACCCAATTCGGAAATGTTTTTATTTCCGTCATGAGCCAAAATGCGTGCTCAGGCGAAAATCCTGCTTTCCTTGCAGCTGTGTAGCAAGAATGTAAAGCCAAGTAATGTTGATCCATTTTTGATAATGGTTCAGGAGAGTGGCGAACTACGCGACGATTGATCTTTTTCCGTTTGATAGGTTTTCGTGTGTTCGCCATAAAATAAATTATCGCTTAACTATTAAAGAATACAGATCATCAACACGCTGTTCTAATCTGCTTAATTGATCCTTCATGCTTGAGCCACCATTAGGCTTAAGTTCTTGCAAGTAGGATTTAATAACCCAGCGCAGACCCAGTAATAAACTTGTTGAGATAGCGCATACGCCAACGGCTATACCAACCCATTCGTTCGCTGTCATTTCGCATTAAGTCCATAATCAGCTTCTTTGCCTGAACTTGGATCAATTGCTTTAGCGACAGGTGCAACTATTGAACCAAGCAAGATTGCATACTCAGGTCGAATATCGGCTGCGATTGCTAACAGCACAGTAATACCGGAAGCTGCAACAGCTCTTAGATATGACTTAATTGCTGCTTTGTGTTTGTTAGTTAGTTTCATTATTGCCTCCTAGTAGTGGGATGTTAAAAAACTCTGAATTGTTATCTTGATCTTTCTTAAAGCTGATGTGAATGTGATGATTGTGTTTGTTGATGCCTTTGTATTTACGCCATTTCCAATTAAGCAAGGGTGAGGCTATTTTTTCCTCAAAGATTACATAAGAGATACGCCCTTGATTTTTCCCGAACAATCTAATCTGATCTGCCAGATACGCTGAAATCCGTTTGTCGTCAGATAGCCCAGCAGAAATATCCAGTCCTCTGACACATCCTGTTTTTTCATCAGGGTTGTGATCGGATTTGGCTGCTCTAGATAAGTGTGCCAGAGAAGCAATCCATCCATCACTTTTACGATCCCTGTCAGGGAAGCAGTCATCCGTTTGCTCTCTTAACTGAACAGCAGCTTTAGATAACCAAGCCTTCATTAGCCAAGTAACAATTGTGCTTCATCGGCAGTTAAACCTAAACGATCAAGAATTGCTTGTCGTGTTAATGCCTTTGCTTCGGCTTCGGCTCTTGCTGCAACTGCTTTTGCCTCATCAAGTTTTTGCTGATCTTTTTCGGCTTTGTTTAATTCTCTAACAATTTCTTCGCCAGTTTCGCAATTAACAATAAGTTTACTCATTATGATAACCCATACAATCTAATTGAAGTTGAAGTTGCATTTGTTAATGTTCCTGCTCCGCTTATTCTAACGATATCAAATGAGGTTATTGCAGATGTTGATTTATATACACCATTAACAACGGGAAACCTATAAATTGATCCATTTGCACGCCAAGATGATTTTCCATCATAAAATTTATATTTACTTGTTGAAGCATAGTTATCAATTAAAATAACACCTTTAGATTGCATTTGGTAATCAGTTGAACTAGAATGCGCACTATATCCAAACATGGCAAATCCAGTAGCACCTCCATCATCAGCACTATCTGCACTAATTCCAGCAATAGAAGTCGTACCCGCGCCAGAGTATACTGCTTCATAAATGTTAGCGGTGCTGTCATTATTAAATCTAAAAGCAAAATTAGTTGTTCCATTACTTGGATTTAATCCAGACCAAACCACCATTAGTTGTTTATAAGTTCCTGGAATTGAAGTTAAGTTAATGCTGGAATTAGCACTTGCAACTGTTTCAGATATTAAAGTTAATCCACCTGATGCTGGTAATGTATCCCAAGCAACTCCACCTGATGCTGTGCTATCAGCTTTAAGATATTGTCCGTTCGTTCCAACAGCAACTCTAGTTACTGCATCTGCACCTGTGGCTGCAATTAAATCACCTTTAGCATCAACAATAGATTTATTTATTGCTGCTCCAGCATTTGTAAATACTGTGGTATCGATTGCAGTTCCAAGTGATCGGATCGCTGCTGCGCCATCTTTGACCAGCGCGGTATCATCTGGAGTGCTCCAGCTATAATTGGTAGTGGTTGCCATATTGTCCTTTATCTCAGGCTACGATTGTAGCGTATTCCCATGTCAAAGTTGGGCTTAAAGTGTTCCAAGCCTCTGTAATTGGTGTTGTATTCCAACGCATCGCCACTTGGCTAAACTCAACAGGCGAAACATTGATTGTCAAAAATAGTTCATTAAATCTTGTGCTCCATGACCAGCCCTCAACATAACCCTCAAACTCGCCATTGGATATTTGAGTTGGCAGGTTTTTGATATTGACTGGCATTCCCATAAATACACCCAGCAAATCATCACGATCAGCGTTGTCGATTTCAGGGTTAGTTATTGGAAAGGTTATGGATTGAAATGATGGTCTTGGATAAGCTCTTTGGGCAATATAGCGATCAGCAATTGCCTGAGCATCGACAGCTCCATGAATCCTAGAATTGATCGTTTCGGCTTTGTAGCCATATAGGGCAATTGAAGCGGCATCACTAGCTGTTTTTTGTGATCCATAATTGTTGCCATAATTTATATAAATATCATTTCTAACATCTGCTGAACGCATAACAGTTGAAAGGCCAGCACCTAAAGCATGACCAGCATCTAATTCAACATAACCATTTGTTAAAAGATAATTTTGTCTGTGGTCTGCATCTGCATAACCTATGTTGCCAGCATTATCCTCATAAATATAACCAAATGCTGAATTAGCAATATCTGAAACAATGTTGTAAATCGTGTCGGTTGTAGTTGGTTGGTGTTGCATTGTGTAAAGTCCAGGCTGATCTATTTCGCCTAATCCTAAATTAACTGCATTTGCCCAAGTTT